AGCACGGAAAGGGGCCAGGAATAGCGCGACTGTTAGCAGGTGTTTTGAGGGTTAATTAAATGAAGCTCGGCAGATATTACATATACATATACAAGCGGCCTCCTAACGATAGATTTATGCTGCATTTATAGCGTAGCCCTTATTCAAGAGAGTGGGTTTTTATTTTTAGATGTTGTTTTGTTTTATGGATATCAAAATATACCAAAAAAGGAGAGTACTTGAGTAAAACTCGGCGCGTATATCAACGATCAATGATGCGCAAGGTACGCGCCGAGAAAAAAGATCTCGAGATACCTAAAGTTAACGCCGCGGCCAAGCGGCGCCGTAAAAAGTACCGGCACGATCCAGAGGGCTTTTGCCGGTATTATTTCTCAGAGATATTTTATAATGATTTCACGGCGGATCAGCGGGATTTAATAAAAGCTATTACCGATCGGATCCGCCGCGGCGGTTGGAAAGCGCACGCCGCCACGCGCGGCGATGGCAAGAGCTCTATAACCAGGGTAATAGGCGGAGCCTACGCGGTAGTTTACGGGCTCATTAGATATATAGTGATAGTCCAGGCTAACGGGCCGGCGGCGGAGCAAGCTCTAAACGAGATCAAGGAATACTATGAGGCTAATCCGCTATTGCAAAATGATTTCCCGGAGGTTTGCTTTCCTATTATGGCGCTCGAGGGGGCTAACCAGAAAGCTAAAACCCAAACGGTGGCCGGCGAGCGTACGTTTTTAACCTGGAAAGATAAAGCTATCAGGTTTCCGCGGGTAAAAGGATCGGCTGCTAGTGGGATAGTAGTTACTACGCGCGGGATCGATTCACCGATAAGAGGGCTCGTTTCCGGTAACTTTAGGCCGGATCTGGTAATCCTGGACGATATAGAAACAGGAGAGAGCGCGGCTTCGATCGCACAAATGAACGCGCGAGAGCGTACCATAGAAAAGGATATCTATCCGCTCGCGGGGCCAGGTAAAAAAATAGCTCTAGTTTTACTCTGTACGATTATCCGCTCCGGATGCCTGGCCGACAAATATACCGATCGGAAAATTATGCCGGCCTGGTTTGGCGATCGTAAAAAGTTTTTGATCTCCGAGCCTACGAATATAGATCTATGGGATAAGTATATAGAGCTCCGGCGTACCGATCAGCTAGGCGGCGATCCGTTCGGCCGTAACGCGCATAGATATTATTTTAAGAATAGGAAAAAAATGCACGATGGCGCTAAGGTTAATAATCCCTATCGCTACCGGCGGATCCAGTTACAAGATGGAACGCTCGAAGAGATCTCCGCTCTCGAGCACGCTTATAATTTAATATGTGATATGGGAATAGACACTTTTCAAACGGAGTATCAAAACAATCCGCCGGATGAGCTCTCCGCGGAGGGATCGGGGATCTCAGTGCAGGCGGTATGCAAAAAGGTTAACGGATTACCGCGCGGCATTATACCTACCTGGAGCGAATGCGTTACTGCTTATATCGATATTCACGGCCGTTTATTATATTGGGTTATAGCGGCCTGGCGAAAAGGCGCGTATGGAGTGGTAATAGATTACGGTACGGCTCCGGTGTATTCTCCGACCGAGGGCCGGCTAACCGCTACCGATAATATACGCGGAGTGCAGGAGGCTATATTTAACTCGCTCCTCGAGTGGGCTACCTGGGAGGCGGATAACGGCTATCCGCTCGCCGATAGCGATAATATAAATCATGTAGATTTATGCTTGATCGATAGCGGATGGATGAGCGATCCGGTTTATAAGTTTGTAGCTACTCGAGGCTCGAAGTTTAGAGCGTCTAAAGGGTTCGGAACGGGCTCACAGATGAATAGATACCGATCGCCATCTAAAAACACGCCGGCCGGTTTACGCGGTGCGCACTGGCACGCCGGCCGGATCCCTAAAGAGCGGCTCTATCTCTATAGCCTGGATAGCGATTATTATAAAAATGCAGTTCATAGCGGATTGTTAACGCCGGCCGAGCATATGCAAAGCATTACGCTATTTGGATCCGAGCCGGTATTGCATAGAACATTTGCCGAGCAGATCTGCGCCGAGGTTTGGAAAAAGCAATTTACTACCGGCCGCGGCTGGCGCGAGGGCTTCCATGTTGCCAGCCGGCATAACCATTATCTCGACTGCCTGGCCGGCGCATATGCCGCGGCTAATATGCTCGGAATCTCGCCGCTCGGATCTGATAAGATTGTTAAACCTGTAAGGGCTCGCCAGTTAAAATTTTCCGAGCTGCAACGCCAAAAAAGAGAAAAGAGGGCTCGTTATGGCTAAACCAAAAGTTTTAGATTTATTTTGCGGAGCCGGCGGCGCGGCTATGGGGTATCATAATGCGGGGTACGAGATAGAAGGAGTAGATATAGAATATCAAAAGAATTATCCTTTTAAATTTCATGCCCTCGATGCCCTCGATGCCCTCGATGCCCTCGATGCCGGATCCCATAAATACGACTTAATTCATGCAAGCCCGCCCTGCCAAAAGTGGGCCAGGCAGACACTCAAAAAAAACAAAAAAAAACTACATAACTTAATAGATATAATTAGGCCAAAGCTAATAAAAACCGGCATAGATTATGTTATAGAAAATATAGAAGGATCCCCATTGAATCCATATACTATAAAATTATGTGGGATAATGTATGATATGAAGATATTCCGTCATAGATTGTTTGAGTGCTCTTTTTGGATAGAGCAACCTCATCATATTAGCCATAGAGGTAAATCTTTAGGAAATGGTTATTATTGTGTTGTAGGGAATCCAAATAAAAGGAATGGATCATTAAAAAAATGGAAGGATGCTATGGGAATAAATTGGATGACTAGATCGGAGCTAGTGGAATCAGTTCCGCCTAAATACACGGAATATATAGGTAAAAAATATTTAGAGTATTATTATGGCCGATAAAAAAAAACCAGCTGGTTTAAAATGTCCTCGGTGCGGCTGCGAGGATTTCAGAGATACACTCGGCCGGCCGTGGAGTGTTGCCAAAACGATACCTTTTGCCGGATTTATCCGGCGCTATCGGATATGCCGCTATTGTGGTAAGCGGATCCGGACGCGCGAGATTATCGATCGAGGTAATAATGGCACAACTTCCACCGGGCCAAAATAAAACCGATCTGGAAGTTTGCAGGAAGTTCCTAGAGATACTCCCACAGATCCGCCGTTTAAGGGGGCTAGCCGCTCGCGAGAGCTCATATCTTTTAATTGCAGTCTAAAATACCATATTGCAGAAAAACTCGGCAATCGATATCCGCATATCGAGCCTTTACTCGAGTAAAAGCTCGATGCGCGGAAACAGCAGATCCATCTAATATCGTAAAAATACGGGCTTTTTTCTACGAGCTCGGGCTCGATCCGCCAGCTACTAGATACGATTATCGTAAAATATCGGGCTATATATAGCCATATTACGGCTGGATCCTGTTTTTTGCTTGCATGGATCCGCGGCCAGATGATATGGCTCAATTATGGCAGGTACATACAGCTATCAAGAGATTATAGATCAGATCGACGATGCGATTTATGCGTTTTCGGCCAGCGATAAGCCAGTAGCTATAACGATCGATGGTAGGTCTAAAACCTACCGCTCGCTCGGAGAGCTACAGGCGGCGCGTACTTATTATGCAAATCTCCTGCGCTCACAGAGCGGAGCTCAAGGATTCCAGCTAACCAGGATCAAACCAGGGGGGCCGGTATAGTGTGGCCGTTTAAGCGCAAACCGCGGAGAGTTTCGGTTATGCCGGTAAGGTTTGGCGGCAACCGCTCATTTGATGCAGCCAGCAGCAGCCGCTATAACGAGACTCACTGGAGCAATGCTGCCGGCGAGGATCCAAACGCTTTAATCTCGGCGGATCTGCCTACACTCCGCAACCGCGCACGATACGAGGCGCGGAATAATTGTTACTCGCGCGGGATCATTGATACGCTCGCTAATGATGTAGTAGGGTCAGGGCCGCGGGTTCAGATCATATCTCAAAATAAAAGGTTTAATAAAAAAGTGGAGAGAGAGTTTACGGCCTGGATGCGCGAGGCCGATATCACCGGCCGGCTCTCGCTCGGTGATATGGCGCGGCTGGCGATCGTGCAACTATGCGAGAGCGGCGAGGCTTTAGTTATCAAGCAGAATTACGAGCCGGCGGCTAATGTCAAGCTCCGGCTGGCAATGATCGAGCCGGACAGATTGGAAACTCCGTACGGTGTTACGGGTAATCAGGAGCGGGATCAGGGGATAGAGTACGATAAATATGGACGGCCGAGCAACTACTATATACTAAAAAATCATCCTGGATCTAATACGGTGCATATCGGCTCGAGTGTTACCGATGCCGATAAAGTGCCGGCCGGCCAGGTAATGCACGTTTATAAAATGGATCGGCCAGGACAGCGGCGAGGGATTCCCTGGATAGCGCCGGCGTTACCGCTATTTGCACTACTCCGGCGCTTTACCTTAGCTTCGGTGCGAGCCGCGGAAACGGCCGCTAATTTTGCCGGAGTTATGGAGAGTACCTCTCCGGATCTACAGCCGACCGATGCAGATGATAACGCTTTTGATCCGGTAGAGCTCGAGGCCGGCTCGCTCTTAACGCTACCGCTCGGGTGGAAAGCCAGCCAGATGAAAAGCGAACAGCCGGCGACTACATATGATATGTTTAAGGCGGAGATCATAAACGAGATCGGCCGGCCGTTAAATATGAGCTATAACGTAGCGGCGGCTAATAGCTCCGGCTATAACTACGCGAGCGGCCGGCTCGATTGGCAGGTATATTATAGATTTATTAAAACCGTGCGCACTATGGCCGAGATGCAAATTTTGAATAAAGTATTATACTCATGGCTACTCGAGGCTCGCTCGATAGTAGGGTTGGTAGATCCGGCGCTAATTCTCAAATCTAATATTACTATAAACTGGTATTGGCCTGGCACGGAGCCGATGGATCCGGTTAAAGAAGCCAACGCGCAAAAAATCCGGCTCGAGATGGGAATAGATACCTATGCAGATGCCTGCGCGGTGGCCGGCAAGGATTGGGAGAAGCAATTCGAGCAACGGGTTAAAGAAAAAGAGCGCAAGGCCGAGCTCGGGCTCGATCAGGGTATAGCGCCGCCGGCAGAGCCGGCCGGCCAGGAGGAGGATACCGAGGAGGAGGAGGCCGAAACCGAGGAGGATACCGGCGGCAATGGTAAGCTCAATAAAAACGCTCGGATCGGATTAAAAAGAGATTATTTCCGGAGGTAGATCCTATGACTAAAAAAAATAAAGTTATTACGGCACAGCGCCAAGAGTTTGATCGGGATTTAACTACTCGGAGCTATAAGCCGAGCCCAAAAACAATCTCGGTAGCAAATAGGACGGTGGATTCCGTATTGGCTACCGAGCGGCCGGTAGTTGCGTTCGATCTGGCGCGTATGGAGCCGGTGCTCGAGGTGCTCTTAATGGAGGGCGCGCGGTTTACCAAGCAAGTGCCGCTCCTGGATAGTCATAACAGGTATACAATTAAAGCGATGCTCGGCTCGGTGCGGGATCTCCGGATAGAGGGCTCCGAGCTCATAGGCACTCACCACTACAGCAAAACCGCCGCCGGCATGGAGGCTTTTGATCTGGTAGCGGAAAAACATTTAACCGATAACTCGATTGGCTACCAGGTGAGCCGGTCGCAAATGTTAGAGCCTGGCGAGCGAAAAAAGTTTAGTAAACGGTTTGTAAAAGCGCCGGCAGATATGGCACTAAGGGTAGGTGTCGAGTGGACAGTTAAAGAGGTATCGGCTACACCTATCGGCGCTGATACCGCTGGTAAAGTTAGATCTAATATGGAGGTTAAAACCATGAAAATTACAAAAAAGCAACGACAGTACATCGAGGATACCGGATTAGATCCCGATAATATCGACGATGAGCAGATCCGGAAAATGGTAGATATGCAAAAGCGCGAGGAAGCGCTAGATAGACGCGAGGCCGCTATTGATAATAAGATAGCGCCGGCTCGTACGCCGGGGGAGATCGCGGCACAAGCGGAGCTCAAACGGGAGGCACGCGAGGCCGAGATAACGCGACGCAATGCGATCTATGATCTGGCAGGCGATGATATACCGGCCGAAACGGTAGAAGAATGCGTATCGAGCGGGCGGAGCCTGGACGATTGCCAGGCTATATTTTTGCGGATCGTTCGCGATCAACGCCAGGCGGTAGCGCCGGCGATCCATGTTATCGATCATACGCAGGGCCGCGAGGATCTCGAGTGTGCTCTTTTGATCCGATCCGGTATGCAGGACATAGCGGAAAAGCATTTTTCAGAGCGGCAGCTAGATAAAGGCGACAAAAACCGCCGGCTCCCGTTATTCGATTTGGCGCGGTATGCGTTAATCGTGGATAAAAAAGATGTTCCGATCGGTACGGAGGCAATGTTACGCGCGGCGTTTACGAGTGTCACTCTACCGTATATCCTGGGCGCGGTAGCTAACAAGAGCTCGCTCCGCGGTTACAACCTGGCAAAAAGTACCTGGCGCTCCTGGTGCTCGGTTGGATCGATCTCTAATTTTCAAACGCAAACGAGAGCGCGCCTAACGGATGCAGGCGAGCTCGAGCTCGTTAACTCCGCCGGCGAGATTAAATCGGGTACGGTAGTCGAGGAGTACGAGCAATATTCTATTGCTACCTATGGTAAAAACTTTACCATAACGCGGCAGAATATTATAAATGATGATCTCTCGGTACTAACCAAGATCCCGCAAGCGTACGGCGGCAAGGCCGCGGCTAAAGTATCGAAGCTGGTATATACTCATTTACTCGCTAACGGCAATATGAGCGATAGCGTAGCGCTATTCCACGCGACACACAAAAACCTGATAACGAGTAACGGGCTCTCCGCGGATGCACTATCTAAAGCTCTTTACACCTATGAGCAACAGGTAGACGCCGATAGCGAGCCGATCGGAGTGGATCCCGCGGTTTTACTTGTACCGCCGGAGCTGCACTCGCTCGGTGAGGAGCTCGCCGATTCGAGCGAGCAACTTATTACCGGCACGACCGATGCACGGCGCGGCAAAAAGAACGTTTTGAAAAAAGCTAATCTAAAGGTTGAATCGGAATCGCGGCTATCTAATAGCAGCTATACCGGTTACTCGGCTACTACCTGGTTTTTGATGGGTAATCCTAACCAAGTAGATACTATCGAGGTGGGATTCCTCAACGGCAAACAGGAGCCAACGGTAGAGCAAATCTCGGTCCTCGAAGATGTCCTAGGAGTAAAATATAGATGTTACCTGGATGTTGGAGCTAAGAGCCTCGATCATAGAGGCGGGCAGAAGTCAACGGCCTAAAGGTAAAAATCCTTTTTCGATCGCCGGAGCTCTTGGGGTTACATGATCCTGGCAGAGCTCCGGCAATTATTAAAAAAACTTAAACTACTTAATAGGAGATATAAATTATGGCTAAACAAAAGGCAACTCCAATAGCGCCAGGGGATAAGCTCGACTATACCGCGAGCTCGACGATAACCGGCGGCGATCCGGTACAAATCTCCGATGGGATTGTAGGTATCGCGCAAACGGATCTAGCGAGCGGCGATACGGACGGCTTGCAGATCTCCGGCCTGATATCGATCGAGGCTACTACTGCGATCGGTAACGCCGGCGATAATGTCTGGTATGATAATAATGGCTCTCCGTACGGCGGCACAGCGAGCTCCGGAGCGGCTACTACCGCCGCGGCCAGCGGAGATTTTTGGATAGGGATCCTGGCTAAAGATAAAGGCGCTACCGATACGCATGCGCGTGTATTGCTAAACCAGCCTAATCCAACGCTACCTCATTGGCCTGGCAAAGTACATACTACTACCGCGGCTGATGATACGATGGTGGCGGCCGACGATTCGGGCGGCGTTATCCATGTTACCGCGGATGCCGCATTTGACACCACGATCACGCTACCGGTGGGTGTGGTTGGGATGGATTTTTTCATTCAAAATGACGAGGCAGACGCGGGGCTTGGGTTAATAGTAGATCTAAACGGTAACGAGATTATCGAGGGCACAAACCTAACTATTGCGGCAACTAAAACCGCGATTAATACCAAAGCTACCAGTATTCGCGGCGACTATATACATCTTGTTTGTGTGGTGGCGGCTTCTACTTGGACTTGTATTAATAAGCGCGGAACCTGGGTTACTTCGACCTAGTTGATCTGCGGCGGTATCTGGGCAGAATAAAAAAATAAGTTCTGGCACTATTGGCAGAGGTAAGGTTACGGGCCGGATCGCTCTAAAACGGTTCGGCTCGTTTTATAGCGGAGGTTTAAGATCATGGCGGTGTTTACACTTAAAAAATTATCGTATGGCGATGCCTGGATAGTTAACGGCTTGAGCGCGGACGCGAGCGGAGCGGAAACTCTGCTAGCGGCCGAGAGTGGCAAAACTCATTATATAACCAGTATGGTTATCAGCTTCGCCACCAATGGAGTGGTAAGTATCGAAGATGGTACTACAACGATCCTTGGGCCGTATAACTTCAAAGCGGCCGGCGGTAACACTCTGGCAAAAGAGTTTAAAAACCATCCTCATACTACCGCCGGCGCTCTCCTGGGCGCTACGGCAACGGCTGGTGCGGTATGCATCACGATTGAAGGATACACTCGCTAAATGGAGGGCACAACATGACAGCGAATCAAAAGGATAAAATAGTTTTATTGCTGAGATGGTCGATACCGGTAATCGGAGCGCTACTCGCTATTATATGGGCCGGCTTAAATAATCGGGTCGATTCGTGCGAGGTGAAATTAGAAAATCATTGTATCGATGCTAAAGGTATCGAGCGTGATATGGTGGAAGTTAAAACCGATGTAAAATGGATCAAAAAAGAGCAAAGCGAGCTCGGCGATAAAATGGATGCGGTATTAGAAAAACTGGACTAACGGCAATGGAAATAGATCTAACTAAATATATGCTAATGGTAGAAAAACACGCCGAAGCCAAGCTAACCACAGAGCAAGCCGAGGCGCTCGACAACGCCGCGATCCAAGCGGTCATAAAGGATCCGATCCGTTTACCGTGGGGGATATTAAATAAATTACGCTACGCCGCGATCCGGACGGCGCAACGGGTAGAGAATGAGAGCACTCTAGCGGCGCTGCGATTTCGCGAGAGTAACTACCTGGGGGCAAAAGCGGAGTTTGAGCTCGACGATCGCGAGCCAGGTAATCCGACAATCAAAATATATCCTAAAGGTAAGCCGGCTATAGAGGTAGATAGGGGGCTCGATCTTGGCTAGGATAGATGATTTTATTTTCTTTACCGGCGGTATTAATAATAATACCGGATGCTCGGCAATTGCCGGCGGGGTAACGCGCGAGTGGTGGGATGCCAATGTATCAGGTGAGCTCGATCGGTCGCTAATTATGGGAGTAGATGGATCTCCGCTCTGCGAGGGTACGGGCGGGGTTGACAACGATCCGGCAAATCCTGGTAAGGTCAGAATAAGCACCTCGCCTTATACATTTGATGGGGTGGCGGATGGAATGTTAGCCTATGTTAATTTTGTAGATGTTTATACGGATGGGATCTATAAGATTATCGATCATGTATCTAATATATCTATCACTCTAGAGTTAACTTATATCTCGGCTTGCTCCTCGCCTACCGCGTATGTAGGCGGCGCGTTTGATGGGCTGCAAAACCCAATCACTTACGCGCCGGAGCCGGTTGACATAGATGGCGATGTACATATATTCGATAAGATCGGATTCGAAGCGCTCTCCGGTCTGAATATGTATATCAACGCCGGATCCCTTAACTATAATAATCATGTCCATTTGCGCGGCTTTACTTCGATAATTTATGATGACTTTTCGACCGATCATTCCAACGGGCGGAGTCGGTACGGCGGCGCCCTGGGGTCATTGACCGGCGCCTTTGCGCTGCAGTCTTTTACGCCGATCCAATCGCTGAACGCGACCGCGGCGGTCAAACAGTACGAGGCCGATAATATTCATTTTTACGGATATGAGTTTACCGGAGTAGTTGAAACAGAGCCGATTTTAGATCGGGGCGCCTCTACTAGTTACGATTGGACTTTTACAAATTGTAAGTTTACAGGCATTGGTAGGCTACTAGATGAAACTTGTTATAATTTTTGTTTTTACGATTGCTATTTTGATAATTATCGAGCGGGATCAGTCTATATCTCCTATGCAACATCGGGTAATATTACTTTAGATTCATGTGTTATTGCAATGGCGGCGGGCAAGACCTTTGCTTATCATTATAGGGTGTTCGCTAAAAATAATATATTTATCGGCGGCGCCCGGGCGATCCTTGTTCGTGCTTATTGCGAGATCAACAACAACATATTTTATAAGCAGACAACAACCGCGATCCAAACCAACCTATTAACTACCTGGGTTCGGGAATTTAACAATATATTTATCCTGGCCGCGGTCGATGATTACGCCGTTAAAGTTATGACTAATCTAGGAAGTGTAAACAGCGACTATAGCCTTGCCTACTGCGCGGACGGGACGATCACAACGGATCCCTGGTATGATTACACCAACGCCCGATCGATCCGGGGCGAACATTCTTTGATCGATATCGATCCTTTATTTCAGGACGAAGCAAATTATCTAACCGCGCTGGACGCTTTCGAGCTCGAGCTAACCTCGCCGGCCAGGGGAACGGGCCGCGAGCGATTGGATGGCAAATCAGACATGGGAGCTTTCGAGCTATGGTGCGATCCGGTTACTTACTCCGAGGTAGCGGTAGCGGATCCCACAGGTAACGCCGCCGAGTGGTTAGTTGAGTTTGGAGAGAGCGTAGTATATAAGCCGGCCGGCGGATCCAACCGAGCTATAAAAATGTATGTTATCCGCGGCGAGATCTACAAGCCGGCCAGCGGGCCGCCGTACGGGTTAACCGCGAGTTTAAAGGGCTGGTGTGCTAACAGCGATACGGAGGGGATCTCCTCAGAGGAGCTCAATAAGGGCGGAGATCTGATAGCGCTCTCGGTAGAGATCGGCGAGGCCGCGCAGGATCGCCGGGTAATTGACATAAAGCCGCACGATGCGGACATGTGTTGTATATGGATAGAGTAATAAAATGGCTAGTTTAGTAGAGGTTAAAGTACCAAAGCGCGAGCTCAAGCGTATAGATAATATGATGAGCGCGATACCAAAGCGGATACCGTCCGTTATGAGTACCTCTATAAACCGTACCGCTAAAACAGCGCGGAGCCGGATAACTAAAGAGATCGCTAAACATATAACGCTTAAACAAAAAGATATCCGCTCTCAGATCTATATAGAAAAAGCGAGCCGCTCGCGCTGGCGCGCAGATGTTCGGGTACGAGGTAACAAGATCCCGCTAATAAAATTTGGAGCTCGCAAACTAAAGGGCGCTAAAGGCGGGATCGGCTACAAGATATCTAAAACCGGATCGCGGGAAAAGATCCTGTATGATCCGGATACTAACCGAGTTTTTATCGGTACAATGCGTTCAGGTTATATAGGAGTATACGCGCGGCTCGAGCGGCCTACATGGTCAGGCGGTAAGCGAACAAAAATTATACAGAGATTCGGGCCGAGCCTGCCGAGCGTATACGAAAACGCGCAAGGGCTGGCGAGAACGA